GTAGTTTGCACAGAGTCGCGAAATTATTGGTTTTCTGATGTAGGCTAAAACCATGGGGAAAGACATTGAATCTCAGCTGGCACTGTCTTACATGAACGGCTGGCGAGCTGGCTACCACAACGCAACCCTTGCCGAGCGAGAGCGTATCTCTCGGCTGGTCAAAGCTAGCGCAGACGCAACTACTGCCAACAACTTGCTAAAACTAATCAACCAGAAAGAATCAAATGACAACGCCAGGTGAAACAGTCCGCGAGTTCTATCGCAAACAAGGCGAGGAACGTGAGCGACTAAGAATTCTTACTCTTCTCCAAATGCTTGAGAACCATCACAACAATTCACTCTGGTCACCAAAATACATTCTTGACCTAATCAACCGCAAACTGCCTGAAGGGGAAAAATGAAAATCGAGCGCCTAGCTATTGACAAGCTAAACCTAGATCCAAACAACGCACGAATGCACGACAACGCAAACCTTGAGGCGATTGCCGGTAGCCTTACGCAGTTCGGTCAACGCAAACCAATAGTCATTTCAAAAGACAACACAGTAGTCGCAGGCAACGGAACACTTACTGCTGCCAAGTCTCTCGGCTGGACTGAGATAGATGTCGTTCGTGTCCCTGCCGACTGGGATGCCGACCGAATCAAGGCGTTCGCACTAGCCGACAACCGCACCGCCGAGCTTGCCACATGGAACCAAGACGTGCTGGAACAACAGCTCAGGGAACTAGACGAGGCTGGGATTGAGGTCGCAGGCTTTGGGTTTGAAGTCCCCGATGTCCCAATTCTTGACGTCGAAACTTTTGAAGATGAATACCCAGAGGAGATAACGCGACGCTCAAAGCTAGGCGACGTTTGGCAACTGGGCAACCACCGCGTGGTGTGCGGCGACTCCTGCGACCCGCAGGTTGTCAAGACAGCGCTGGCAGATCGCATCGCAGACTGCGTATTCACAGACCCGCCGTACAACGTGGCATATGAGGGTGGGACTAAAGATAAGCTGACCATTCAGAATGACGACATGGGCGACGAGGAGTTCTCGCAGTTCCTCTACAAGTTCTACTCAGCTGCACTACAGAACACCAAAGAGGGTGGTCCAATCTACGTCTGCCACGCAGACTCAGCAGGCGAGGCATTTAGGCACAATCTAGAGGCATCGGGCTGGCTACTCAAGCAATGCCTTATCTGGGTCAAAGACCGACTAGTACTAGGGCGACAGGACTACAACTGGCAGCACGAACCTATCCTTTACGGCTGGAAGCCAGGGGCGGCTCACGCTTGGTACGGGCCATTTACCAACACCACAATTATGGAGTTTGCAAAGACGGACTACACCAAGATGAACAAGGCAGAGCTTCTAGATGTTCTTGAGCAGGCCTTCCAGACAAGCTCAGTCGTTCGCGAGAAGCGACCTACCAAGAATGACATTCACCCGACAATGAAGCCGATAGCGCTAGTCAGCCGTCTGCTAAAAAACAGCTGCGTCAAAGACGACATAGTCCTAGACCAGTTTGGTGGCTCAGGCTCGACCCTTATCGCTTGCGAGCAACTAGGGCTACAGGCTGCAATCGTGGAGCTAGACCCAAAATACGTCGATGCAATCCTTCAACGCTGGGAGAACCTAACCGGTCAGAAAGCCGAGCTAGTCAATGACAGCAGGTAGACCGTCAAAGCCCCTAGAGCAAAAGCGATTACTCGGCAACCCAGGTCGCAGACCTTTACCAGATGCAGGGATACTGCAAGTGCTCCCGCGCGCAACGGAAATACCTGAGCCGTCACGACCCCTGCTCAAATACGGTCGCGAACTATGGGACAAGGTGTGGGAGCAAGCCCTGAACTGGATTAGTCCAAACACCGACTTCGAAATCCTGCTAATGACCTGCGAAATGATTGACGAGCGCTGGAACCTGCGCGTGAAAGTAATGCAAACAGACGATGCACGATTGCGCCGAGGACTGCGCGAGCTAGATCGCCAAATCATTTCTAACCTGTCGCTACTAGGCTTTACCCCATCAGACCGAAGCAAGCTAGGCGTTGCGGAAGTAAAGGCAATGTCAAAGCTAGAGGAACTGCAACTGCGAAAGGCAAATCGTGTGGCCTCCACAATGGCTGACCCCAGTTCCGCAGAGTGAGCTAGATAACGGCGAAGGCGAGGTAGTCGCTGACTTCGCCGAAACATTTGGCATCATCACAAAGGACTCAATCGCTGGAAAGACTGGCGAACCCTTGGTGTTGCGTGACTGGCAACGCGAGCTTATGCGCTATGTTTTCGCCGGCGATGAGGAAGGCTATCGTCATCGCATCTCACTAATCGGCATGCCACGAAAGAACGGCAAGTCCGCACTCGGCTCGGTGTTCGGTCTTTACTCGCTGATTCTCGGCGCTCGCGGTGCAGAGGTTTACTCGGTTGCAGCGGAAAAGGAACAGGCAAAGATTGTATTCAACGATGCAAAGCGCATGGTCGAGGCATCACCTGAACTAACCGCAATCACAAAGCTCTATCGTGACGCTATCGAACTCCCAAAGGCAGGTTCGGTCTATCGCGTTCTATCCGCAGAGGCTTACTCAAAAGAAGGTCTAAACCCTAGCGCGACAATCTTTGACGAGCTACATGCACAGCCAAACCGAGAACTATTCGATGTCATGTCGCTCGCTATGGGTGCGCGTGGTCGCCTCGCAACACTAATCGCAATCACGACCGCAGGTGTCAAGACCGACACAACCGGACAAGACTCAATTGCATACAACCTTTACCAGTATGGGCAAAAGGTCGCGCGCCAAGAAGTTGACGACCCCAGTTTCTTTATGGCTTGGTGGGAAGCGCCACAGGAATCCGATCATCGCGAAAAGGAAACGTGGGAAATAGCAAACCCAGGATTTGGCGACATCTGTTCGGCCGAGGACTTTGAGTCAGCCGTTAGGCGAACTCCCGAACCCGAGTTCCGCACAAAGCGTTGTAATCAATGGGTATCAAGTGCCATTAGCTGGCTACCAACTGGCGCGTGGGACACCTGCGCTGGCGATACCACAGTAGAGGGCAAGGACTATGTTTTAGGGCTTGACGGCTCGTTTTCAGGCGATGCCACAATTGTCACCTACGCCACAATCGAGGACATTCCGCAGGTCGGCATAGTCGGCGCATGGGAAAAAGACGTGCAGATTCACGATGACACTTGGCGCGTGGATGTCCTAGAGGTTGAGGAAACAATCCGACAATTCGTGAAGGCAAACCCAAACGTAAAAGAAATTGCGTGTGACCCATACCGCTGGACTCGCACAATGCAGGTGCTACAAGACGAAGGCTATCCGATCGTGGAATACCCCAGCACGAACGCGCGCCGTATGGTTCCGGCATGTTCCAAGTTCTATGATGCGGTTGTAGACGGCAAGATGATTCACGATGGCAACCCACTATTGGCACGTCACCTAGACAATGCCGTAGTCAAGATTGACAACCTTGGCCCTAGAATTGTGAAAGAGAACAGAGCATCGCAAAGGCGCATTGACGCAGCGGTGGCAGCCGTCTTAGCTTTTGATAGGGCGACTGCGAGTAGAATAGAAGAAGAACCGCTGGTTCCACAATTTTTCGCATAAGGCTAGGGCGTATGGCAAACATAATGGACAGGCTGTTCAACAGGCGGTCAATCTCATTCCAGACACTATGGGGATCGGGTGACGATGTAGTTGCTGGCAATCAGTCCGGCACTTACGTTACGCAAGACACCGTTTTCAAAGTCAACGCTATTTACTCGGCCGTTGCTCTACTAGCTGACACAATCTCTACCCTGCCGCTAGATGCCTACATTCGTATTGACGGCGAGCGCCGCGCGTTTCGACCAAGGCCAGCCTGGATTCAGCGACCAGATGTTGACCTAATCAGCAAAGAGCCGTTCTATAACTCGGTTATTGTAAGTTTGCTCCTCGATGGAAATGCGTTCGTGCGTGTCTACCGCGATGCCTCGGGTCGCGTGTTGAACCTTGTCGTTCTGAACCCTAGCGATGTCGAGGTGGTTCGCAACGGTATCGGTCGCGTCATGTTCCGACTACAGACGAGCGATGAACTACTCAGCTCGGAGCAGATTCTTCACATCGTTGACGTTCTAAAGCCAGGACACATCCGAGGCATTAGCCGCGTGGAAGCTCTAAAGGATAACTTTGGACTAGCCATTGCGCTCGAGTCCTACGCAGCTCGCTTCTTTGGTCAGGGCGTTTCTATGGCAGGACACATTGAGTTCCCAGCCAACCTAACCCCTGAGCAAGCTCGCGATCTATCAGACGGCTTCTCGGCACGTCATGGCGGATTCCGCAAGTCGCACAAGGTCGGGGTTCTATCGGGTGGCGCTAAGTTCGTATCCACGTCAATCGAGAACGACAAGGCACAGTTCCTAGACTCGCGCCGTATGGCAGTCGAGGATGTCGCTCGCGCGTTCAACATTCCGACTATGTTCCTAGGACTTCCAGGCACAAACACCTACTCATCGGCAGAGCAGAACGCAATTCAGTTCGTGACCCACACCGTCAGACCACTTGTGCAAAAGCTGGAAGGCGCGTTCTCAACCTTGCTCAACACCGAGCCAGGCGGAGAGTTTGCGTTCGTCAAGTTCAGCATTGACGGACTATTGCGCGGAGATGCGAACTCACGCTTTGCCGCTTACTCGAACGGTTTGCAGTCGGGTTGGTTGACCCTAAACGATGTCCGCCGACTTGAGGACTTAGCACCGCTAGATGGTGGCGACACAGCTCGCGTTCCACTAGCAAACATCTCGCTATCCGATGCAGGGCTTATCGCCGAGGACAAGAAGGTAATGATGGCACAGCGCCTAGTTACCGCTGGATTCGACCCAGCCGAGGTATTGGCAGCGATCGGACTCCCAGCCATTGACCACACCGGCGTTCCGAGCGTAATGTTGCAGGGTGTCGCACAGATTGACCCCGAGAATCCACAGGGCGTTTACGAGGTCTAATGATTAAGACTGGTCAAATGGTAGTCACAACGACTCGCCAAGTGCTAGATGGAACATCAAATCAGCCATACAAATTAGTCATTCACAATAAGGGAACAAATGCTGTTTTCTTAGGAAATGAAACAGTCACAGAGGATGATGGTTTCAACTTAGAAACAAATTACACCTTGACACTTGAACTACCACCGCTGACAACTATTTATGCTGTCACTAGTTCTGGAAATCATGAAATTTCATGGATAAGGATTGACCAATAATGCCATACTTTATTTGGGATGAATCGCCTGAGTGTTCGGGCTGGGCAGTTGTCAAAGAAGATGGCGAGCAGATTGCATGCCACAGCAACAAGCAAGAAGCCATTGAGAACATGGTTGCGCTTAGCGTTATTGAGGGCATCGAGCCTGGCGGTTCTTATGATGACAGCGATGACGAAGAAGAATTGGATGAGCCTGAAATCCGCGATGTCTGCGAGGACTGTGATGGCGCTTGTGAAGTCTGCAAAGAAGTTCGTGAAGTAAACCTAACTCCCCCAGCCTACATGCGCGCAGCAGCTCGACAGGGCTTGCGCTACTACGAGCAAGGATTGGCTGGCGATGGATTGGTTGAAAGAACTGTTCGCGAAGCT